ATTCGGCTGCTGGTGTACCACAAACATCATTCTTAGCTGATACAGATACTTGTATATTCCCTGATCGTTTAATGGTTACAGCACTTAAAAAGAAATACTTTGAAATTAAAGGTTTTGATGCTACAGCATTTACAAGAGATTATTTACAACAATTAAATTTTGCTAAGGCTAATGATTCTGGTTCAGCTACATTAAGTTTTGCACCAGTACCTTCTTCAATCTTAATTGGCTTTGAAAACATCCCTGACGCTAACTACGGACAATAGTCATGGATAACTACACTATAAAGTTAGCAAAACTATTACAAGACGCACAACCAGAACAAGGTGGTTTAAGCGTAGGTAACTATCCTAATCCTTATGGACTAAGATCATACCAAAAACCTGATGGTACTTACGGTGGTCAAATGATGCCTAAAACTACAGGATGGCAAGGTATTCATAAAAACCCACAAGGTCAAGATATGACAGAATTTTCTATGGGTGATGATAAAGGTGATTTTCCATCTATTGTGCCTACATTAACTGCAAATGAATTAGCTCAAATTGTTCAAAAGCAAAACATTACACCATCTGCTAGACAAAAAGCACAAGAGTTTGCAGATTTAAGAAGATCACAAGGATTAAGTCCATTTAAGGATTATAATTAATGTTTCCAGTAAAAAGAAAATCATCAGGAAGCGTATCATTACCAGCACCTATAGGTGGATGGAACGCTAGAGATAGTTTAGCGGATATGCCTGCTACGGATGCGGTTTATCTTACAAACTGGTTTCCTGCTACTACAGAGTGCATATTGCGTAAAGGCTATGCAAGATGGGCTACAGGCATTACAGGCACAGTAGAAACTCTTATGAGTTATGAGGGTGGCAATGTATCTAAATTATTTGCTATCTCTACAAACGGTACTGTATATGATGTCACATTACAAGGTGCAGCAGTAGCAACGTCATTAACAGGATTATCTAACGCTAGATGGCAATATACTAACTTTGCTACAGCAGGTGGTAATTTCTTATATATGGCTAACGGTGTAAATACACCATATGTATATAATGGCACAACATACACAAGCGTTACAGGCGTATCTACACCAGCTATTACAGGTGTTACGACTACAGATTTAAACAACCCAATAGTCTTTAAACAAAGAATATTTTTTACACAAAAGAACACACTTAAAACATGGTATCTACCTGTAAGCTCTATTGGTGGTGCAGCTAATCAAATAGATGTATCACAATATGCTTATAAAGGTGGTTATGTAGTAAACCATGCTACATGGACATTAGATGCTGGTTATGGTGCAGATGATTACTATGTAATATATACTTCTAAAGGCCAAGTAGTCGTATTTAAAGGCACAGATCCTTCATCAACAACAACATGGTCTATGATTGGCGTATGGGATTTAGCTGTTCCAATAGGTAACCGTTGTATGTACAAATACGGTGGTGATTTACTATTGCTAGGTGCAGATGGTATTACACCAATGGCTAGTGAATTACAATCATCACGACTTGATCCTAGAGTAGCTTTAACAGATAAAATACAATGGGCTGTATCAGAAGCAATTAGTGCATACGGATCTACTTTTGGTTGGCAAATGTTATTCTATCCACAAGAAAACCAATTATGGCTTAATGTGCCTAACCCTTATGGCAATCAACAATTTGCCATGAATACCATCAATAAAAATTGGTGTAATTACACAGGATGGCAAGCAAGCTGTTTGGAAATATTCCAAGATGAACCTTATTTTGGTGGTGTTGGCTATGTAGCACGAGCATATTACACAAATGCTGACGATACGAGTAATATTGTAGGTACAGGATTACAAGCGTTCTCAGACTTTAATAGTCCAGGACAAACTAAACGCTTTACAATGGCTAAACCTATATTTAGAACCACAGGTAACCCATCTATTTATGTAAACATTAATTTAGATTTTAACGTAGCTGATCCATCTACTACTCTTAACTACACACCAAGCACAGCAGCTACATGGGATAATGCTTTATGGGATGATGCAACATGGGGTGGTGGCTTATCAATCTTACAACAATGGCAAGGTCTTAACGGTGTAGGCTATTATGGCGCACCTATTGTTAAAACAGCTTCACAAGGTATTGATACTCGTTGGGTATCTACAGACATAGTTATTGAAAAAGGTGCAGTACTATAATTGTTCAAGGTCAATCAGTAGGTGAATGGGTAGCCGAAAAGTCTAGGGGTGAATGGACACACTTATGTCAAGCTATTGGCCAAGAAACAGATGGTGAATTAGTTATAGGTGTTATTTATAACGGTTATACAGGCACTTCAATTTCAATTCATTCAAGATGCGATATACCTGCAAAGGTTTCAAGAGAATTCTATTGGGCAATATTTAATTACCCATTTAATGTATTAAAAGTAAAACGTCTTACAGGCGTAGTATCTACAGCTAATCTAAAAGCTCAAAGATTGAATGAACATTTAGGTTTTGAACGTGAAGCATTATTAAAAGATTACTTTCGTGATGGTGACGGAATTGTCTATGTAATGCGACCAGAAAATTGTCGTTTTTTAAAACTCGGAAAAAGATATATAAAGGATAAAGTATGAAATTGTTTGATTTTAAGTGGTTTTTGCCAGCATTAGGTGATTATTTTACATTTTATGATTTTGGTAAAGATGAAGCTCCACCACCACCAGATTATGCTGCGGCAGCTAGAGAAACTGCACAAGGTAATTTGGATATGGCTAGAGCAGCAACAGCAGCTAACCGAGTAAATCAAATCACACCTTATGGTAGCCTTACCTATAAACAAACTGGCACAGATCAATACGGAAATCCAACTTGGACTTCTACACAAGAATTATCTCCAGCACAACAAAGAATCATGGAACAGCAATCAGGATTAAGTTCTGGTTTATTAAGCACAGCACAACAAGGTTTAGATTATGCTGGTAACCTAATGGCACGACCAGGCATAGATACATCTTTATTACCACAAGTAGGTATTAATCCTGGTGAAATGTATTCTGACGCTATTATGCGTAGACTACAACCACAATTAGCTCAAGAAAAATCTGCGTTTGATGCACAAATGGCTAATCAAGGTATTGCAACTAACTCAGAAGCCTATGCTAATGCTAAACGTCAATTTGACCAAACACAAAATGATAGATTAACTGCTGCACAAATAGGTGGTATCAACACAGGCTTAAATGCAAATCAACAAGCATTTAGTCAAGCTGGTTACAATCAAATGCAACCAATCAATGTGATTAACGCCTTAAGAACTGGATCACAAGTTCAAGCACCAAGCTATGTTAATCCAGCACTACAAGCTACAACACAAGGCCCTGATTTATTAGGTGCTACAGGACAGCAATACAATGCTCAATTGGCTCAAACTAATGCTAATAATGCTGCTGCTAGTGGATTTACAAGCGGTCTTATGAATATGGCTGGTTCATGGCTAGGCGCACCTACTACTAATATATATAAATAAGGATTAAACATGGCATTTTTACCTACAGACACACAAGACGTTAGTGGCATACCTGCTAATGATGCAATGGCACAACTTGAGCTACAACGCAGACTAAGATTGGCCGAGCAATTACAACAAAGTCAAGTACCAGAAGGTAAAATGATTAGTGGTCATTATGTAGCTCCGTCATGGACACAGCAATTAGCTAGTGCTTATGGTAAGTATAGAGGTGGTAAAGCTGAACAAGAAGCTATGGAAAAGTATGGAACATATACTAAATCTAAAGAAGATAAGATGGCAGAAGCCCTTAAAAAACTTGGTGGCGCATTTGAACCTAAAACTGTAACTAATACTAGTATGCAAGCTCAAGATGTTCCATTAACAGAAGGCATAAATGTTGGCACATCTCCATTTGGCACATCTGAACAAGTAGCACCTACATCACCATTTGCTACACAAAATATGCAAGGTATGACAACACAGATGAACCCTGTAACATCTACATCTACTACACAACCAACATTATCTGATATAGAAAAAGCATTTGGACAATACGCATCAGACGTTAGAGATCCAAAAATGTTAGCATCTATTCTTACTGGTAAATACGAAAAAATGCTTAAAGGTAAAGAGCCAATTAAACTTGGTGCTGGTGACGTATTGCTTGATCCAAATACAAATCAACCATTATATACTGCACCTAATAAGGCTGATATTGGTTCATTACAAAAAGATTATGAATATGCAAAATCTCAAGGATTTGCAGGCGGAATAGAAGATTGGAAAAAAGTAATTCAGCAACCACCTGCTGCATTTTATCAAGCCTTACCAACTGCTCAAGGATATGCTCAATTTAATGCTAGAACAGGTCAAATTGCTCCATTACCTTTACAAGGTCAAAGCGTTTTACCAGCAGCTCAAAGTCCAGCATTGCAAGGTGAAATTGCCGGTGCTAGAATGGGATCAGAAGCCCAAGCTAAACGTGCATTTAATATGACAGGTGCTGGAAATGTTATAGATCAAGCAGAAAGCATTTTAACAGGAAAAACAAAACCAACAGCTAGTGGAATTGGTGCTTTAGCGGATGTTGCTGGATCTGTAGTAGGTTATGCTCCTAGAGGTGCAGCACAAGCAGATCAGCTTAAAGCTATTGGCGGTCAATTAGTATCTAAAATGCCAAGAATGGAAGGCCCACAATCTGATCGTGATGTTCAACTTTATACACAAATGGCTGGTCAAATTGGAGATGCAACAATACCAATTTCAAGACGTTTAGCAGCATTACAAACGGTTAGGTCTATCGTTCAAAAGTATGAACCAATGAATCAACCTACTCAACCAAACGCACAACCTAATCAATCTATGGCTCAACCAATAGAAGATGATGCTTTAATATCTAAATATTTAAAGAAATAGGACAAAAATGGCTTATAACTACGACCAAGTAATGGATGCTTTAAAAGAAGCAGACAGAGCTGGAAATATAGAAGATGCTACACGATTAGCAGCTATAGCTCAGTCTATGAAACAAGCTCCTGTTGCCAAAAAACCTGAAGAAAGATCATTTTTAAGAGGTGCATTTCAAGGTGCTGTATTAGATCCAATAGTAGGTACTGCACAATTAATATCTCATGCTGCAGACACAGGAAATCTTACTGCACCTTCACCTATTGCTATGGGTGGCAATTTATTAATGAAAGCTCTTACAGGACAAAAGCCTTCTACACAACCTAGTCAAACTACACAAGCAATAGATAAGTTTGCTAATCAATATAAAGCTCCAGAAGGTGTTGATGTAGGTAGACTTGTAGGTGGTTTAGTTAGCCCTATTAATTATGCTTTTCCAGAAGCAAGACTAGCTGGATTAATGCCTAATGTTGCTAAAGGTGCTGCTATTGGTGCTGGGTTTGGTGCTATACAACCAGTAGAAAATGCACCTAATTATGCAGAAGCTAAAACTGAACAAGCAATGTTTGGAGCTGGTGCTGGTGCATTAATACCACCAGCTTTGCGTGGTGTTGGTGGCATAGCAAGTGGTATCAAAAGTAAATTTCTTGATCCTATAGCTGACCAAAACAAAATTATCTCATCTATGCTTATGAGTGCTGTAGGTAAAGAAAATGCACCTAAAGTAATTAATGCTATAGAAAATATTAAAGCTCAAACACCTGATGTTAATTTAACTACAGGCCAAGCAAGTGGTAGTGCAGCTTTAAATGCTATAGAAGATGCTTTATCTGCTAAAAATCCTAGTGGTGCTATATCACAATTAAACCAAAAAAATAGAACTGTATTAGCTGATGTATTACGAAATATGTCAGGTGATGAGGAATCTATTAACATGGCAAAATTAGCAAGATCACAAATAGCTGCTCCATTATACAAAGCAGAAGAACAAAATCTTTATACTGGTGGCCCTGAGTTTGAAACATTACTTAATCGTGCTAAGGCTTCTGGTGCTTTAAATGAAGCTCAAAAAATAGCTGAAATTCGTGGCACTAAGTTTACATTGCCTATGGTTGATTATCCACAATATGAATCAAGAATGGTTGATTTACCAATGGGTGAAAAAGTACCATTTGATTTTGCAGAACAAGCTACTAAAGCTACTACAGGAAAAGACAAGGGTATATTAGCAAGCATTAGAAGTGCTGGCGGTTTAAATATGTCAGAGTTTAGAGATTTAACAGGTGAAAAAGCTATTAATAAAGCTAGAACTCAAGTAGGCACATTTACTAAAGCTGGTATGGGATTAGATGATGCTGTTATGCACGCTGTAGACAGAGGATACTTACCTGAAACAGTATTAAATGAAGTTGATGGTGGCGCACAACAATTAAGAGATCTTATTCAATCTGAATTATCTGGTAACAAAGCTCAAAAATTTGGTTTACAAGATGATTTAAGAGCTGCTTTTGAAAAAACTATGGGTGAACCACCACAAGTTGAATTACATCCTTATGAAGGCATAGCTAAATCTGCTGCACCTGAAACACCTGAAATGGCTGAAATTGGAAAAGGCATTAAAGGTATGGATCTTATGAACCTTAAAAAAGGTATAGATCAAGCCATATCTGATGCTACAGGCCCTAAAAAGATAGAATTGCAATCTCTTAAAAAAGACTATGAATCATGGTTAGCATCTAAGTCACCAGGATTTGCACAAGCTACTGAAGCATTTGCAGAAGCAAGTAAACCTATTAATAAAATGCAATTAGCTAAAGCATTAACACAAAAATTTGTACCTTCTACTACAGCAGTAGGTGAAACACCGTCAAGACTTAACGCTGCAGCATTAGCTAAAGCATTGCAAGAAAAAGACGCACTAGCTAAATCAGTTACTAAATTTGAAGGTGCTAAATTTAAAACTATATTTAGTCCTGAAGATGTAAAAGCTATTGAAGGTGTAAGTACAGACGCAAGTAAAATTGCTGAAGCTACAGCTATGGGAACTGGTTTTGGATCTGCTACAGCTAGACGTCAATCTATAGGTCAATTTATAAATAGTGATTTAGAAAATAAATCTCCTGTTCTAAGTACAATGCTTAAAGTATTTAATATCATTCCTGGCGCACAATACCTTACTAAAGGTGTAAGTGGTGCTGCTAATATGATTGGTAATAAACTTAATAATCAGATGACATTAGAACTTGAAAGAATGATGGCAGAAGATCCACAAGCTGTTGCTAATGCTCTAAAATTAGAATTATCAGGTGTTCCACCTACTATCAAGGGTAAAATCTTAAAAGAACTTATGGATAATTTACCTGCTGAATTTACAACCATTTTAGCTGCAAAAACAGCAATACAATCAAACGAATAAGGAGCAACAATAATGGCAAGAAATGGATCAGGCGTATATTCGCTACCAGCCGGTAACCCAGTAGTCACCGGAACAACCATATCATCTACATGGGCTAACACAACACTTACAGACATCTCAACAGCCCTTACAGGTTCTCTTGCTTCTGATGGTCAAACTGCACCTACAGCTAACTTAACTATGGCTGGCCTTGTTCATACAAACGTAGGTAATGCTACCGTTAGAACTAACTATGCTTCTGCTGGTGACGTACAAGATAGTAAATACCAATACTTAACCGTAACAGGCACAGATACTATTATTGGTTCTAACCCTATCGGCTTTACTGCTTATGTAGCAGGCCAAGTATTTAGGTTTATCCCTGCTGGTGCTAACACAGGTGCTGTTACAATCAACATTAACAGTATCGGTGCTAAAGCTATTACTAAAAACGGTACTACTGCATTAGTAGCTGGTGATATTCCTGCTGGCACTATAGTCACGATTGCTTATGATGGCACACAATTCCAATTAAGTGGTTCTGCATCACTTTTATCTAGCGACAATGTATGGACAGGAAGTAACGCATTTAATGGACCATTAGCTATCCCTGTAGGTTCTGTAGCACAAAGACCAGATGGTTTATCAGGTTATATCCGTTATAACTCAGACTATGGATATTACGAAGGTTCACAATCTACTGCTGGTGTAGGCATTAGCACAAACACTAGAGGTGGTGCAGGTAACCTTACAGCTACCGTCACAACTACAAGCGCACATGGTTTAGTAACAGGTGATTATATATTTGTATCAGGTGCTACACCCGCACAGTTTAATGGCGGTTATAATATTACTGTTACAGGCACTACAACATTTACTTACACAATGGCATCAGCACCAAGTGGTAATGCTTCTCCTGTAGGTTCTTATGTATATGCTAAATGGGTATCATTTAGTGGTGCAACAGGTAATGGTGGGGATCAAGTATTTGTGCAAAACAATAAAACAGTTACAGCTAACTATACTATACCTACTACTGCTAATGCTATGTCTACAGGCCCTATTACAATAAATAGTGGTGTTACAGTCACAATTCCTAGCGGATCACGCTGGGCTA